TGGAAATAACCCCAGATGCTTTGATTGCTCTGGATTTACAAAATACGTATATAACCAACAGGGCATTAAGTTGCCATCAACCGCACAAGGTCAATACCGTATTGCCACAAGAGTTGCTACCTCAAAAGCAAAACCAGGAGACTTAGTATTTTTTATTACTAAGCATGGTTACGTTTACCACGTTGCAATTTATGTAGGTAATGGAAAGGTTATTCATTCGCCTAAGCACGGACACCGTGTACGAATAGAAAGTATCTGGACGTCTAACGTCCGCTATGGTAGGATTTAAACTACCAGCCTCCTTAGCTCAGTGGTAGAGCGTCGCTCTTGTAAAGCGAATGTCATCCGTTCAAATCGGATAGGGGGCTCGTAAGGCTAGACATGCCCTAAGGTGGGGCAGCGGACTGTAAATCCGTCGCGCAAGCATGCTTGGTTCGATTCCAAGGTCTAGCACTAATCCCTGCTAGCTCAATGGCAGAGCGTTCGACTGTTAATCGAAATGTTCGTGGTTCGAGTCCACGGCGGGGAGCAAGCCAAGATTATTATTCTTTCTTCGGGTAAACTTTATGTATTGCCCTTAGGAGAGAACTGGCATTGAAATCTTTTAAAATTTTTGCTGCTTTGGCATTTGCATTTGTTTTTCCGTTAAGTGTTGTTCAAGCAGATACCAGCCCTATACCTGGAGTTTTGGTGTCTGTGTACGATGTCTTAGGGCAAAATAATGCTCCTGAGTTACCCGCAGACGCTCAACCTACTTGCAGCATGATATTAGAGGACATCACACATTCCTTTGATGAGTCTCCTTTATGTGGGTTAACAGAGGATTTTATTGTCCATTACACAGGATACATAACCCCAACAACTGACTCAAACTTAGAGTTTATGCCTCAAGCAGATGACGGTGCACGTTTATCTATTGACGGAAAACTTCTTGTTAACGACTGGTACGACAAGGGCGGAGGCGGTTCAGTTAGTGAGTCCATACCCGCTAAAGCTGGCGTATCTATGGCTATTGATTTGTGGTACTACGAAAATGGTGGGGGCGCATGGCTTCAGTTGTGGTGGATGCACGACAACACATGGGAATTAGTACCTACAACAGTGTTGTCTACGGAGCCGTTCCCGCAGCCCACAGAAATAGTAACGCCCACACCGACAGACTCACCAACACCAGAGCCGTCACCATCAGACACACCGACAGTAGAACCGACCCCAGAACCTTCAGACACCTCAACACTTGAACCAACGCCTGAGCCAGTACCAAGCATTGAGCCAAGTTTGGACCCAGAGCCAACACCAATACCTGAACCTATTCAAAGCGAATCACCAACTCCTGAACCCACACCCGAAGAAACACTTACACCATCACCAGAACCGACTCCTGAAATTGTTGTACCAACGCCAGTAGAGACACAGACTCCAGAGCCTGAACCGACTGCGAGTGTTGAACCACCTTTGGAGCCAGAGCCTACACCAATACTTGAACCTACTCAAAACGTAACACCTGAGCCTCCTACTACGGTAACTGAATTGTTAAACCAGTATACCCCTGATGAGGCCATCCCATTTGATGTGCTTATGGCTTCGGGTATTGACTACAGTGAGCTACCTCCAGATCAACCAATTACTTTGGAAAATGGTGTAGTGCTTACCGCTGCAGTGGCAGATGCGCTTCAACTTTTTGAAAACCCATCCGAGTTATTGTCAGCGGTATTTACAAACCCAGGAAAAGCTTTAAAGGCTCTTTCTAATGTAGGTGCAGATATGACACCTGCTACCCGTAAGAAAGCACAGCAGGCTGCCGTACCAGCAGTCATTGTGACCCAAATTATCTCTGGTACAGCCTCCCTATTGATAAGGAAACCATAATGAAACTACTTAAGTGGTTCGCTAACGCATTTATTGAAACACTAAACCAATTATGGACATTGCTTGGCATGTTTGTAGCGTGGTGTGTGCTTGATGGTTCAGCCAAAACTGTTGTGGGATATGCCATTTTATTAACATTATTAATGTGGCTCATAACTATTGGCTTGCGTGACCAAGAATAATTGTGATAAGTTAAAAGGTGCTCCTCAACACGCAAACCTGGGCGATTGCCCTATGGGTAAGCCTCGTTGAGGAGCACCTAACTTTTTAATTAAAACCTGTTTTCTTGTAAATTTGTCAGTACAGGCAGGTATAATATAAATATGCCTAATGCACCTAAAACACCTACACGCACTCTACGAGTGGATGATGAACTCTGGACTGCTGTCCAAGAACAAGCCCGCATTGACGGAGTCACTGTTACTAGCATCATCATTGATGCTTTATACTCATATCTAAAGAATGCACGGGAACGTCAGTCGGATATGCTAGGGTAATACTACCTAGAAAGGGGCAGCATGGAAATCGCTGATATTGTAGAATTAGTACGCCAGAATGCTGTGCTTAAAGATCGTGTGGATAGCACTACGTCTATTCAAAATGAAATTAAAAACAAATTACGTGATGGCATTAAAGAACTTGGTGAAGAAGATGACCAAGGCCATATTGTTATAGAAATTAATGACGAAGTTACTGGCATTCGTAGGGTCATGCAACAACGCAAAGTATCTAAATCTTTAGACATGAGTATTGCTGAAGATATACTTAGAGAAAAAGGGTTGTACGAATCCTGCGTTACTATGGTTCCTGTACTTGATGAAGAAGCAATCATGGCTGCATACTATGAAGGTACAGTTACTGAAGAAGATATTGACAAAATGTTTCCAGCAAAAATAGGCTGGGCTTTAGTAATGTCAAAGAGTTAATCATGAGTGATTTGATTGACGAAATGTTTTCTGCTATAGATGAGTATTATCCAGGCAGTAAACGTAAACGAAAAATAGTTAAGGAAGAAAAACCAAAAGTTGTTGTTGAAAAAACTTGGGATGCTCGTCCTTACGTAAAAACTTTGCCAAACGGTCAAGATGTAGAAATGTTTACACTTGGCGCATTAGCACAGGCTCTAGGTCGGCCTATTGTTACGGTCCGAACTTGGGGTATGTTAGGGTATTTACCAACACCTCCGTATCGGTTAGCCGATGTGGTAGATAAAAACGGAGATACCCGAAAGGGGAGAAAGTTATACAGCCGTGCTATGGTTGAGGCTGCTGTAGAGTTATTCACTCAGCATGGACTACTTGAACTCGATAGAATAGAGTGGTCCGACCACTTGCAAGTTCCTCAAGAACTTGCTACGATGTGGGAAGAAATAAAAAAGCAAGAAAATTCCATTAATGCCAATAACACAGAAAAAGAGAAATAACAATGCCAGTTAATCGTTCGTTAGAAGATGAGAAGTATTCAGTTGCCGATAATTTCGGTGCAGACTTCGATGTAAACGCCCGCCCTGCTCAAGCAACCAGCGGTGCAGTTCAGTCAGGCTGGGATGCCGCTGAAAAAATGACTACCCCATCGGGTATGTTTCCAATTGATTTCAAAGCTTCAGAAGTTTTGCAGGTCATTAAGTTCGTTGATGAAAACGGACCGTTTGCTACATACAAGCAGCACTTCCTTACCAACAAGCCAGGCAAAAAATCATACATTTGCCTAAAGCCAAGCGGTCAGGATTGCCCATTGTGCACAGTTTTACAGCACAAGCCAGATGATAAGCGCGGGTTTACTATTGTCAACTTTAGTGCAGAGGGTGGACCACAGCGTCAAATCCTTACTGCAACCCCACCGTTATTCCGTACTTTGCTTGCAGCAAACAGTTCACCGCAAGGTCCACTTACTAAAAACTATTGGGCGTTGAGTCGTACAGGCGAAAAAGCTGGTACTACTTATCACCTAAACGTTATTAAGACTCGTGATCTTGATGAGGACTGGGGAATTAATCAGGAAGATGCAGAAGCAATTGCTTCAAGCACTGAGGTATACACTCAAGAAGTTATTCGTGAGACACCGTATGCAGAGATGCTTGAAATTGCTGAAAGCCTTCGCAATTCCTAAATAACACAGACTGCTACCAGCGGTGAGAACCCCCCTTGCTCACCGCTGGTAGCTCTTTAAGGGGCCTGAAATGAATATCATTACTACAGTTGACCAACTGAATGAAACGGTCGCACATTACTTAAAGCAAGATGCTTTTGCCTACGACGTTGAAACCGTAGGAGACTTTCGTGGACTTACTCCTATTAACGAAGTGTTGTGGATTACTCTGGCAACACATGGTCGTTGTGATGTTATCCCTATGGGTCACCCTAATGGAGATTTCTTAGAAGAAATATTTCCACTTACAGGTCAAGGCGAGAAGCGTGTAGAGGCTGGGCTTACTGCTCGCCCTAGTGATTATTCTCGCGACAAGAAAAAAGCTTCTAAAAAGTTTGGCACACCGCCTGCACAACTATACCCTGCTCAAGTTTTTGAGGCTTTACGCCCTTTAATGTTTAACTCAGACATTTTAACTATAGGTCACAACTTAATTTTTGATCTGACTTCTATTGCTAAGTACTACGGTGGTGAAGTTCCTACTGGTCCTTATTTTGACACCATGATTGCATCATTTATTACTGACAATCGCAATAAGAATAAGTGTGGCCTTGACGCTTGTCTTAAGCGTGAGTTTGGCTATGAGATGGTCAAAGGTGTAGGTAAAGAAGTAGAAAAATATTCTTTTGCCGAAGTGGCTAAGTATGCATATCTTGATGCTAAATACACGTTTCTATTGTGGAAAGCACTTGCCCCACGTATTTCAGACAATGGGTTAGAAAAAATTATGAGCCTTGAGATGGAAGTGCTAGGGGTATTGTGCGCTATGAAACTTGAGGGCGCACCTATTGACGTAGAGTCACTTCAGATGTTAGATGCTCAACTGCGTGAGGACATTGAAACAGCTCGCGCTAACATCTTTGCTATTGCTGGTAAGCCTTTTAATATTAACTCTAATCAAGAGAAGCAGTTTCTATTGTACGGCCCTAAATCCGAAGGGTGTCGTGGGCTTAAAGCTAAGACGTTGACTACAGCAGGACAAAAACGTGTAGATCAAGGTAACAACCCCGAGTACACAGACTATTCAGTATCTGCTGAAACTCTTGAGGCATACCGTTTAGAAGACCCATTGGTAGATGCCTTGCTTACATACTCTGATCTTAATAAATTAAGCACCACTTACGTAGTTCCATATTTAGGTGGAGAAGTAGTGCGAACTACAGGAGGTAAAGAAAAACGTGAACATAAAGAATCACTTCTTATCAACGGTCGCATCCATTGTGACTTTGTACAACACGGCGCTGAGACTGGTCGTTTTAGCAGTCGTAACCCCAATCTTCAAAATGTCCCTGCACCTCATACAGTACACGGAAAGGCAATCAGAAACCTTTTCTTTGCCCCCGAAGGATACAAACTCGTAGTTGCTGATTACTCTCAGATTGAACCTCGTGTCATTGCTTCATTGTCAGAAGACCCAATTATGACTCAAAATTATCTTGATGGCTCCGACATTTATACAACTGTAGGTAATACTATGGGTGTAGACCGTAAGGCTGGCAAGACTCTTGTACTTGCTATGGCATATGGTGTAGGCGCAGATAAAATTGCTAGGTCTATTGGGTGTTCAGTACCTGAAGCCCGTGATTTATTATCTAGATTTGGTGCTGAGTTTTCAGCAGTTAGTTCATACAGAATTAAAGTTATTGGTGCTACTAAGATTAACACTCCCCCATTTGTAACTACTATTTTGGGTCGTAAGCGTTACTTACCAGAAATTGTATCTCGTGATCCATATTCACGGTCTGCTGCAGAACGTCAAGCCTTTAACACACGCATTCAAGGTTCTGCTGCTGACATTATTAAGCTTGCTATGGTTCGGGCATACAAATTATTGCCAAAGGGTGCTAAACTTCTTCTCACAGTGCATGACGAATTGGTTACATTAACTCCTATTGATAAAGTTGAGGAGACTGTAGAAGCAATTCGTACAGCAATGGAAGGTATTAATTTATTAAAAGTACCTTTGGTAGCAGACATTACAGTTGTAGATAGGTGGGGTGAAGCTAAGTGAGTTGGAAGTTTTGGAAAAAAAATGAGCCTGAGTACTACGTTGAGACACAGGACATACCTGCCACTACGTTGTACCGTTGGTTTTTATATGATCTTGGAATTGAAAATCCCAACAAATATGCTGACTCAGCAGGGTTTTCCCCTGTAAGTCCAGAAGGTGACGAGTTTGAACGTCGTGAAAGCCTTGAGCGTTTACTACAGGTTATTCCTTATAAACCATTTATTGAAATGATGGCTGCTTTTAATGGTGAAATTTTATCTAAGACTCTTACTAATATTCTTAGAGATAATGATTTAGTAGATGATGAATTTTCTTTAGAAAGTGACATGCATACAATGGCTGAGTTGTATACCAAGGTATCGGCTTCTGTACTTGTCCCAGCGTTTGCTGCCGCTTTGGAACTTGGTATTCTTGTTAACCCAGGAATGTATACAGATGGAGATTTTTATGAGTAACAATTGGTGGGCAGATAAATTAAGCACTCCAGCGCCTTCTGGAAGACCCTCACCTACGCCCCCTAGCACCCCTAACATGCCTGGACCATACAACCCTGTACCCCAACCTCAGATGCCCCCACAACAGGCTCAGAGGCCCCCTCAGAGCGCTTCAGCGTCACGTTGCCCAGGTTGTGGTAGCGGTAACTACGGTTCTAGTGCTTTAGCCCCTGAAGCTAAGGCTCGTTGCTATGATTGTGGCTATCCCATAATACAATCAGGTAGTGGACTAGGAACAGGTGTTCAAGGGGCTGCTGCTTCAGGACCAGCTATACCCGCACGTCAATCAACTACGGCTAACAATTTTAACCCACAAGGAATTATAGGACATATCTAATGGATGCAGACCTCGCTAAAGCAATTGCAAAACTTAATAAAAAATTTGGCTCAGAGATGATTGTTCTTGGAGCAGACATTAAAGACAACGTATTAGGTCGTATGACTACAGGCTCACTTGCAGTAGACATGATTCTCGGTGGAGGCTTCCCTGTCAACCAATGGCATGAAATTGTAGGCGAAGCTTCTAATGGCAAGACAGCACTTGCGCTTAAGACTGTTGCTGCTAATCAAGAACGAGACCCAGAGTTCACCACCGTATGGGTAGCCGCAGAAACTTGGGTACCGCAGTACGCAGAGATGTGTGGTGTAGACCTTAACCGAGTATATGTAGTAGCTACTAACGTTATGGAAGAAGCCTATGAAGCAGTAATTGAACTTGTAGAGTCTAAGGCTATTGACTGCGTTGTTATTGATTCTCTACCAGCCTTAGTTCCTATGGCTGAAGATGATAAAAACATGGATGAAGCAACTGTTGGTCGTGGAGCATTACTAACAGGTAAGTTTTTCCGCAAGGTAGGTAAAGCCTCACGTCGTTCCTTAGTAGAATACGAGCGACCTTTCATTGGTTTAATTATTAATCAGTACCGCATGAAGATTGGCGTTATGTATGGTGACCCTCGTACTACGCCAGGTGGAGAGGCTAAGAACTACGCATTCTTTACTCGTCTTGAGGTCAAACGCGATGAATGGATTGAATCTGGCGTAGGCCAAGAAAAGCATAAGGTAGGTCAAACTATCAAGGTACGTACTATGAAAAACAAATCAGCCCCACCTGCACAAGTAGCCTACGTAGATTTTTACTTTGCTGATGGTGAATGTTTTGCTGGAGAGTTTGACTTTGCTAAAGAAATTGTAGCCCTAGGTATTATTTACAAAATTATTACCCGTGCTGGTGCATACTATTCGTATGGTGACCGAAAGTGGCAAGGTGGAGATGCTGTGGTAAAATCTATTAGGGAAGAGGTTGACCTCAGAGAGGCGCTTGATAAGGATGTACGACGTGTCGTACGCCCAGAAGAAGGCGCTACTTATGAGGTGGCTGATGCGGTCTGAAGGCCAAATTCAGTCTAAGAAGCATGAGAACAGACTAGCCAAAGTTGTCAATGGTTCTACCGTTGCTGCTAGCGGAGCCTTTTGGAGCCGTAAAGGTGATGTTCGTTCTCAAGACCTACTTATTGAACATAAGTGGACAGGCAAACAACAGGTTACTGTCAAAGCAGTAGTTCTAGAAAAGATTGTTAAAGAAGCAATTCTTGATGGTCGGATGCCTGTCCTTGGATTTCATGTTAATGGCGAAAATTACGTCATGCTAGATGAAAACGATTTCCTGGAGCTACGCCAAAAGCTCCAGGAGTGTAAGTGCGAGACCCATTAGATGTAGAGAACTGGCGAGCGGATGCCAAGTGCAAGGGAATGAACACAGAATTGTGGTTTCCTCCACGCGAGAAAGAACTTTACAAAACTATTGCGGACAAATCAAAAGGCGTGTGTTTCGGTAGAGATGGCAAACCTGAATGTCCTGTTCGTAAAGAGTGTTTAATGTACTCTGAAAATATGAACGAACAGTATGGTATTTGGGGTGGGTTAAGCCACAGAGAACGTAATGCGTTACGGCGTAAAGCTGAACGTCATGGCAAAACTTTAGAAGAATGGGTTAAAAAAAACTAATGACATACGAGCCGTTTAAATGTCCTGACTGTAGTGTGTGGTGGCGTGGAGAGACACACAAGTGTGCTAGTGTACCTACTAAAGAAAGGTTAATTCCTACAAAGGGTTGGCTTATGTGTCCAAAATGTAGTAAAAATGTTACTAAATATGACTGGCATTCATGCAGTCATTATCCTGATTGGCGTAAAGAAAAGGGAAACCGAAAACATAATGACCCACCAGCCTATTCCTAGCGGAACACTTAAAAAATTAGTAGACATTGGTAAAAAAGAAACACGAGTACTGGGTTCTGTTGAACGCTGGTTATTAGCACAGCCTCGTGATGCTAGTCGTGCTACTGATGTTATTCATCCGTCAGCTATGGTTAAATTTGATTGGTGTCATCGTGCTGAGTATTTTCATTTACAAGGTGCTATCCCAGCACCACCTAAATATCGCGCTTCTATGAAGCAGTATTTAACTTTTGATGAAGGTCACCGTATTCATGACCGTTGGCAAACATGGTTTTGGAATATGGGGCATTTATATGGTAAATGGTCATGTTTTAATTGCCAACACACATTTTATGCAGTAAGCCCTACTGAATGCGAATCTTGTAATGCCTCTGTTAAAAAATTAAAGTACAGAGAAGTATCTGTTTACAGTAGCCAATACGGAATGTCAGGTCACGCAGATGGTTGGCTTAAAGGGTTTGGTAACGATTTACTTCTTGAGATTAAATCTGTTGGAGAAGGTACTGTTGCTTGGGAAGACCGCGTTATGTGGCAAGAGCATGGGGAAAACTTTAAATCAGTTTGGAAAGCCCTTAAATCACCATTTCATACACATCTTTTACAGGCTCAGGTATACATGAAGTTGCTTGAACTTATGGACTCAAATAATTTTCCTACTGAAGCCGTATTTATTTACGAATCTAAGGTAGATCAGCAAATTAAAGAATTTGTAGTTCCAAAAAGTGATTTTGGTATTGCACCTTTATTTGAAGCTGCTGCTATGATTATGGAGTCAATTAAGAACCAGACACCACCAACATGTAACATAAGTCCATCAGGTACTTGCCAAAAATGCGAAGGATTTTAAATGTCAATTAAATTACGTGCTGAGGAAAGCCAGCGTACTATTGATACTTTAGTTGCTCAAGGATTTACTATGGAATCCGAGTTTAAAGGTATTAATCCAATAATGCCACACGATATTACAGACTTAGATGACTTAGGTGTCATGCGATTGTTTCAAGAGTACAATGCGTTTTTATCATTTGTAGCCGCTCAACAAGCTTGCGCTCAAATTGATGAAAGTAACGCTAAAAAACGATTAGATTACGCAGAGGCAGCAGCAATGGAAGAGCATGCACAGCCTAAAATGACAGTGTCTGCAATTAAAGCTAAAATTATGGCTGACCCTAACATTTCTAAACTTATGCAAGCCCATACACAAGCACATGATTATCGTAAAGGTATTGAAATGATGCATACTAACGTAGAGCGTGATTGTGCGTTTCTTAGCCGTGAGATAACTCGTCGTACATCTTCAGGTTTTACTAACAGAGCCAGTAAGTTTACAACATGACAATAAATCATCAATGTGCTTATTGTGATAGTCATTTTGTTGAAGTTATTGACCTTATTGCACATATTAAAGAAGTTCATAAAAAATAATGCCTAATCCAAAAATTTGGGGAAACTCCAATTTAAAAAGTGCAGTAGCCGTTGGTATTGACCAGTCTTATTCTGGTTTTGCATTAACTGCTATTGACAATGAAGATAATTACTACACAGAAGTATGGAAGCTAGATGGTACAGGGGTGGAAAGGCTGGCTCAAGCTCAGTTTATTGTTCACAGTTTTACTAATCATTTTAAAGTAACTGCTACGGCTATAGAAGGCTATGCGTTTGGTAGTCAAATGGCTAACATGTTAGGTGAATTGGGAGGCGCTGTTAAGCTAGCCCTCAGAGAGATTTACAGCCCTCAATTTCCAGAAGCTCGGTATCCATTAATCGTCCCACCCACTAGTTTAAAGAAATACATTACTGGCAAAGGCCGAGTAGATAAAAACCAAATTCTTCTTCAAGTATACAAAAAATGGAATGTGGAATTTAACAACGATAACGCTGCTGATTCTTACGGATTAGCCCGTATTGCTCGTAATAAGCATGATTTTGAATACGAAAAAGAAGTTTATGACAAGGTAACTTCACCCTGATTTTGTATATATTATGCCTCATAATAGATAAAATAACCGTTCTACTATACGAGGTATAAAATGTCAGAAACACCAGAAGAGCAAGTTCTTAAGGTTAGCGCTGGGTCTAACCCACAATCTGTGGCTGCAGCCATTGCCCACAGTATTTATGAAAATCACACCTGTAAACTTCGTGCCGTAGGCGCTGGAGCCGTAAATCAAGCTGTTAAGGCAATTGCTATTGCCCGTGGATATACAGCACCAAGAGGTTTAGACCTAAAGTGCATCCCAGGTTTTGCCAGTATTGAGTCCCATGATGGCACTATTTCAGCCATTGTTTTTGTAATTACTTCAGACTGACAATACAAGGTTTCGTATCTAAACTTGAATAAGGAATTCCTATTCAACTCTAAAGAGGTTTTAATGGCTAAAACTTTAGCTCCTATGCCTGGTTCAGCACCAAGCAGCGCTACCCCTGTAAATGCTTCCGCGGCTCCTTCAAAAAATACCAAAGGTATGCCTCGTAAAAACACCGCTTCAGGTGACCCGTACGCACAGCCAATTGGCATTCGCAGATATGCTCCAAGAGAACGTGGTGGAGCAACTTATGGTGTACAGGTTGGCTTTGAAGCACACGTTGCTCCAGAAGCTGGTCCTACATTAGCTAATGGCAGATTGTTCAGTGCAGCAACAAATCGCAGCGCTCCTAATTTCCTTGCAGGAATGTCTGACCACGCTTAAATACACTTCCATGCACTATGGCGGACTTTAGACAAGCCCCGACTAAATTTAGTCGGGGTTTTGTCGTTTCTAAAACTTGTGGTATGTTATGCTAAAGAATCAAACATACGACAAGGAGACGTTATGCTTATTGATATTATTAATAAACACCTAAACGCTGCAGACTCTAAATGTTCATTTGGAGCGTGGTTAGCGCAGCAAGGAAAAGCAGAACAAGACGGGTTTGAACTTCTTATGAAAAAGAAACCCGTAAATGTTGCTAGTATTTATCGTTCTTTAACTATTGAAGTAGAAGACTTACCTTTTAAATCCACTACATTTAAGTCGCATATGCGAGGAGACTGCAAATGTCAAACAAATTAACTTTTTTAGAAATTATACAAGCTGCCTTACTTGAACCAGAAATTGGAGAATCAACAAATTTAACGCAAGCCACTCTTGCTACATTACCTAAAACAACTAAAGCAAAAGTAAAAAAGAAACCAACTGGTTGGAAATTAGCCGTTGTTCTTCCAGACGCACAAATTGGATTTCGCCGTTATGAAGACGGAACTTTAGACCCATTTCACGATGTCCATGCTATTGATATTGCTATGCAAGTGCTTGCTATGGCTGAAGAAGAGCATGGCGTAGATATGGTTATTAACTTGGGAGATACTATTGACCTTCCAATGTTTGGTAAGTATGCCCAAGAAAATTCTTTTTACAACACTATTAACGAAACATTGACAGCAGGACACTCTTTCCTAGCATCTCAACGTGCATTAGCCCCTCATTCTCGTGTTATTTTTATTGAGGGTAATCACGATTGCCGTATTAATAAATACATGAACTTTCAAGCTATGGCGGCTTCCCGTATGAAGCAAGTAGGTTCAGAGGATGCAGTAAATAGCCTTCAACACTTACTTCGTTTTGAAGATTTACGGGTAGAAATGATTGATGGATACCCAGCAGACAAGTTTTATATTAATGACCGTTTAATTGCTCGTCACGGTACAAAAGCTAATTCTAATGGGGCTACTGCTACGCGTTATTTAAATGCTAATCATTTGGAAAGCGTTATTTACGGTCACAGCCATCGCCAAGAACTTATGTACAAAACTCATGACACCCGCAAGGGAATGGTTCAAAATGTGGCATACAGCCCAGGAAGCTTATGTCGTGTAGACGGTGCAGTTCCATCTGTGGCTGGCGGTATCAAAGCAGATGAACGTCCTGTAGAACAGTATGAAAATTGGCAACAGGGTGTAGGTTTATTGTGGTACAAAGAAGCAGGCGACTTTAGTGGAGCCAACGATTTTACTATTGAAAACATTCACATCATGGATGGTTGGGCTGTTTATGCTGGTAATGAGTTTAGGTCAACAATTAAGTAATACGCCTGTAAAATTGGGATATGCCTCAAGCCCATCAAAATATCCAAAACTTAGGCGCCAACGGTTTATACGGCACTAATACCACCTATGGTGGTGGCGGTGTGCCAGTTGCTCGTGGTGACCTAGATTTTCTGCGTCTTGGAGTGGGCCGTGTACCATCTGCAGAGTACCCCGATGGCTATTTAGGGACTATTCGTTCCCGTCGTGATGACCGAGGCCGACCTTCTAGTACTTCAGACACAGTTCTGAACCAAATGAAGGTTCGCCTTGGTCAACGCGGTTATCAGCGTGGCGTTCATCGTGGTGAACGTATTGACCCAAGTGATTATTATTATCCAACTGAGTTGTCCCCTGAGCGTGGTATTAAACGCCAGATGAAAGCCAAGTTTGACGGTAATACTTGGATGACAACACGTTATGTAGAAAATCAAACACTAGTTCCAGCACCACATTTACCAAATGACGGTAAAGCTGGTCCTAATGTACGTAGTGATTCTCCATACAATGTAAACGAAAAGCGTGTTTCTCAGCTGTCAAATATGCGTCCAAGCTGGAGATAATCATGGGTAAATTTAAAACGCAAATTAAAATTGGTGGAAACTCAAAAACTAGAGGCAAAGGTCCTATGGACAAGCCTATTGTTTCTACTTCTCGCCCCGCAGATACTTGTGCAGAAGGTTGTCTATTTAAAGGTTTAGGTATTGACCATAAGCCTAGCGAAGGCGGAACCTCATGCTATGCGGTTAACAAGCCTGGTGGCGGTCCTAACTTATTCCAAATTGCAGAGAATAAAGGCGAAAGCGATACTGCTCGGGCTTTTAAAATTCTTGCACGTAATACTCCTGCCGAAGCAACGGTTCGTCATCTTGAAGCAGGGGACATTAAAACTCCTGAAGAGGGCGATGATTACATTGAGCAGGCTAATAAGTTCCATGCTGACATGCCTAAGACTAAAGGTTACGGGTTTACCCATAACCACCCTAATCTTGACCCAAATTCAGTAGAAGGTTGGATGTTACGTGCATCTACTGAAACTCGCAATCAGGCTGAGGCTGCCTCTGCTAAGGGTTGGAATACAGTCATTGAGTCCCCAGCAAATGACATGTTGTCCTCACGAGGCGAGCGTATTGCAGGAAAACCTGTTCGTCAATGCCCTGCTCAAACTCATCCAGAAAAAGTTGGGTGTGCTAACTGCAGCATGTGCCGTAATGAAAACGTCGTAGTTGAGTTTCAAATTCATGGCACAAGCAACAAAATTAATGAGCAACGTATTAGGGATGTCCGCCATGCAGAGCGTGACAGCACAGTAGACCTAGGAATGCCGTCTATGCCTGCACGACAATCAGTTACAGCATCACCTAGCCCAGACGGTGACTCAACTGATGTGGATAAGCCTTCACGTAACAGTGGGTTTATTACAGGATTTTCAGGAAGGAATATTTAATGCCAAATTTAACAAATGGCGTATATTCCAATCGTCCTTGGATTGCCCCACCAGAAGCTGCGTATCCTCCACAAGCTTATATTGGCCCTTTTGCTAGTAATCAAGAGCAGAATCTAAGCCAGGCTATGGCAGTATTGACTATGTCAAGTGAAGATATTCAACAATACGTACGTCCCAATCTTCCACAGATTCAGCTATTCCCACCAAGGTTTGGGTACGAAGACCATGAATACAGTATTGATGACATGGTTAACCTTAATGTTCCTGTTACTGAGCGGGTTGACACCCCTAACCCAGCAACACAGGCCGAAAGTTCATCCCGCAACACGTTAGGATATGGTATTTAATGAGTACCCCAGACTGGAAAAAAAATAATTACGACCTTAGTATTAATGTTCCTCAATCTAACATTGATACGCTTAACTCAAACCAAACGTTTGAGGGTAACGTAGCCCATTACAAAAAATCTGGCCTTGACCCAGTAAGTCGTGAGGCTATGAACCGTTTTTACGGAGTAGACCGTGTTAAAGGTGTCTTTGGTGACGCAACACCTACTACTATGACACCTGGACGTGGTGGTGACCCAGACAGTCCAAATAACCGAGAAAACAGAGCAGACGAGCCTGAAAGTCAACGACCAAACGCTCGCGAAGATCGCGGTCCTACAGTTCCCCAAGACCGTGGGCCAAATCCAAACCGTGTTCCACCAGTGCGTGGCATTACCCCGTACGTGCCTCCAGCAGTTGGTCCAGCAGTGTTACCTCCTCCACCAACAGTGCGTGTTCCACCTACAGCAAGTATAACTCCAGGACCAACTACCCCAGCACCTACGCCTAGCGCTACTTCTCGTTTTCCAGGAGTTAACATACCTACTAAACCATTAAATACTCCAGCACCTAACGCAAATACGCGCGAAAATCGCGTTACATCACTAATGGCTTAACATGGCAATTGACCCAGGTTTAATGACAGATTCTACAGGTAGCGGCATGGCTGGTGGTACAGATGTTGGCGTATTTACCCAAGAAAGATTGAAAAATACGTACTACAATAATAGTAAGCCTTGTATTGAGTGCGGTCTTAATTTAGACCCGTACCATGCATTGCATAATCAATATTGTGCAAATTGTAGTAATCGCAAGTTTTACAAACACGTAAAGAACGGAATGGTGTCCTAATGACCGTACCATATCGCCGCTCGCCTAATGCAGAGCTAAATGAAGGATCAACCGATGGAAAATACCGAAAGCGTCGCCCAAATACAACAGTCGCTGCTGGCATGGGTGACCAGTCTGTTGTAGCCAACCGCGCTGGTTTGCATCCATACATGAATTACGGATTTATTAACTCTGAAGACCCACAAAAGGTTAACCCAGGTAAATAAAAATGGGTAGTAGAAAACTATCCCGCACACTTAGGGATTCTCGCGAAGCCTGGGATAGCGCAGGATCAACGTATGATGATCCTGATGTTGGTGCGCAATGGTCACACCGTAAAGACTCTGAAACAGGCGCTATGGTGTATTACACACCACAAGGTAAAAAGTATGTTCCAGAGAATCCAGCTCGTGAAAGAACTGTAACAGCTAATCCTACCCCTGTTGTTGGTCCTGATAGGCCAGCTTCTAGAGCATCTGTATCTGGTGACCCTAAAATAACTACCCCAAAACCTCGTGCAGAAGCATCTCAACTTGTAGAGACTATTGAAAGCGTAGACCCTCAAGCAGGAATGAGCCATCTTGAAAGACATAAAGCTCGTACAGCAGAAATTGCGCAAAAAAACGCAGAAAGACTTGCTAGAGAACAAAAAATTACAGGTGCACCATCTGAAAAATCTAAACCTAAAAAAATGGTTACCAAAGAACTTAAATTTAAAGGAACTGGTCCAGATGACCCAGAAGCAGGTACATTTGTAAGTGATATGGACATACCTGACCCAGAGCCAGAGCGTACTAGAACTGCTACTGTTAATGAACCAACCAAAGGTAGAGCAAAATTTAAACCTTCCAAAGCTGAATCAACTCAAAAAGCAGCTCTTGAAAAGGGTAGTGCATCCGATTACTGGTTAAGTACTATTGGTAAAGAAAGTAAACCAAAAGAAGCATCAGAAACAACTGGACGAACAACTACTGGTCCTCAACGTAAATATGATGTAGCTCCACAAGGTGCTGTTAGTGACTTAGGTGTAAAAAACGAAGCTGGCAAAGACGTTGGTGGTTTTTGCATTAATTGTGACAAGCCTATTCCAGGTGTTCAAGCAGCAACTCCTGTAGGACAACGTAGGAGTTCAACAGGACATATGATTGCAGTATTTGCTGAATCAAATAAAGGACATGACAGGGGTATATTTAAACCGCGTGATGACACTTTATGTGCAGAATGTACTCCTATGAGCCAAACAGTAACAGCAGAAGGCGCAAATAAACTGGCTGAAAAGTTTAACGTCTCCCGCACCACAAGAGGATAATTAAACCTTTATGCTAAAATAGTGTTATGGACTTTAATAACGCTATAGATTTAGGTGCAAAAGTTAATCAAGACGAACCTATGATTCGTGTATTGGTATGTCGTAATTGCAAAACAATTGAAGAATTGCCAGATTATGATGGTGATCCAGCAACCGATACGTTGCTAAACATCCTAGTATCTAAGCATCAAAAGCCTGTTGAACACATTGGTATTCTTATGAAGTTTCCGTTTAAATATTGGGCTGTGCCAAAAATTCAAGCTGAAATTGTTAAACAGATTAAAGGTGGTTCTGAAGGCCTAGATGCCTTTCAAACTAATTTTTATGCCACTAAAAATCAATTTGCAGAAGACGCTATGTCTTGCTTTTCAGAACATTTGCGCCCAAAAGGACAGTGCCCAGACTATAAATCTGATAAAAAACTACTTAAACCTGATACTGACGCTGACCGTAAAGAGGCAGGTCTTGAAAAAGCGGGCAAAACTGGCCCTAAAGTCTATTTATGTGACTTTTGCCCAGTAAAATCCTTTAATATGCAGAAGTCTAACGCTGAGAAGGGGCTATATAAATAGCCTTAAAGTAGTAGACTAGTAGTACACAATCCAAATTACAGGGGTGATTACCACATGTACATAGAACTAGTTTGCTCCTGCATGGCGTCAATTAGCGTTGAGCTTGATAAAGGTCGTGAAGATGCTGGTTGGTTACTTGTTGGTAGATTTTCTGCTGCACATGTAGTATGTGGATTAGTAAGCCCGCTTCTTGAGCAAAAAGAAAAGCCAACTAAAATATTTAACATTAATGCAAAACCAGAGCAGGATAGTCTGTGAATTATTACGAGACACTTGCTAGCCAAGCCGAAGAAATTAATATTGAACCAGGCGAAACATCCTATTTCAGTGATTCTAAAAGTAATTTAGACCCACGAATATTTCGTGAAGGTGTGCTACTACCTTCAGTTCGTGACGCTATCCTTACATTGTTATATAACCATTTAGCCCTTGGTTACAATGAAGCGTCAGCATGGTTAAAGGTATATTTAGCAGGTTCAGGTGTTTCGTATAATTGGGCTGCTCACAGAACTCCAGCCGATCTTGATTGCTTAGTATCTGTAGATTATCCACAATTTAGACAATCTAACCAAGAATACAAAGGTTGGTCTGATTCAGAGATTTCAGCAGAGATTAACCAAGGATTTAGAAACGAACTTCACCCCCGTACTAATAATTTTTTAGGCGAATACGAACTTACGTTTTATGTTAATACCAATTCGGACATTACTGCAATAAAACCATATGCAGCATATTCAGTTCTTGACAACTCGTGGGTAGTTCCACCTAGCGTTATGGAACCCCCAACTGACCCAGAATGGTCATCAGCAATAGAGCGTGACAAAGTAAAAGCTGCTGAAATTGTTAATAGATATACAACAGCGCATAATCAAATCAAGAATGCAGCCAATGATGCCATGCGAATCAATGCTGAAGCTGCGCTAGCTGTTGCAGTGCAACAAGGCTCGGCTATGTTTGAGGATATTCATACTTCACGAAATACAGCATTTAGCCCAGCAGGTCAAGGATTTGCGGATTTTTCAAATTACCGTTGGCAAGCAGGAAAACAAAGCGGGGTTGTTCCTGCATTAAAAGTTCTGCACGACATGTCAAGTGAAGCAGCCTCACGTTTTGCAACTACTACTTATGGTGTAGAGTTACCTGATACAAGCACACTTATTAGACGGGCTTATCGACCATAGTGTGATAGGTTAGATCAACAACAGATACTACTTGGAGAACAAAATGAAACAGAAAGATACTGTAGCTATTGGCTGGTGCCACGCTGGTGAAATTGACACCGAATTCGGCCTTAGTATTATGCAGATTATTAGAGATGAGCCTAAACGTGTAGGCGATTTTTTCTGCGTTGAAGGCTTAGGATTACTGGCTAAAAGTCGTAATATTATGGTCAAGCATTTCCTTGATAATACTAAGGATGACTGGCTACTTATGCTAGATGCAGACGAACGTATTTCCCCACATACGTTTAGATTATTAGTTGAAACTGCAGATCAATATGTTCGACCAGTTGTTGCAGGTCTATATTTTGCAGCCTTGTGGGAAGGTCCAAGCTTACGCCCAGTCCCATTGATTTTTAAAGCGGACGCTGAAACAGGGTTACAGCCTTGGGATGACTACCCAGAGAACTCAATAATTCAAATTGCTGCCGCAGGTACAGGTTGTCTTTTAATGCACCGTACAGCCCTACAGAAGCTTCGTGACGAGGTTGGGGAAGAGCAGCGTGACTGGGCATGGTTCTTAGATGGACCTATTGGTGGCAATAAATGGCTATCAGAAGATTTAACATTTTGTTCAAAATTGCATAGCAATGAAATACCTATGTTTGCACATACAGGGGCTATCCTGCAACATCACAAACGTATTTGGGTAGATGAAGCGCACCACCGTGGTTGGTTAGCCAACAATGAGGCTGGGACAGGGCTGGATCAATTAAAATGACAGGTCAATATGAAGATGAATATGAAGAAGTATGGCAATTATGTGAAAAATGCCATACCCTTTTACCCACTGTGACGTATTCCCCTGGCTCAGGAAACTCGTGTGATTCATGTCGGTCTTAATTTTTGTAGACGGCATTATGCGTAGAGACCGCGATCAATCCATTATTATGGAAGGCGCAGCCCTTTACAAATCTTTAAATGAGACTAACCGTGTCATTCTTATTTGCGACGACGCAGAACGTACTGATATTTGGCTTAAAACTAATAATTTAGGCAAAAAATTAGATGATATTGTTGCAATTATTGATACTCCTTTAGATAACCCACGGCTATTAACTATTGAAACTTTGCGTAGCAAAGGCAAAATTGATTACGTGGTTACAGAAGACACAGAATTGGCTAAACAATTAATTGAACGTGGCATTACTACTTTAGTATTTCTTAATCCAAGATATACTCGATCAGAATTTAGACCAGATGGTCGAGAAGGTATTAAAAGTTGGGCTTTAATTAACGAAGAATTAGACCGTCAACAGGGGATATATGATGAGGACCCTAGGTTGTGAGACTAATTTATCTGGGTGCAGATGTACCTAGTAATCGTGTAATTATGGAAACAATGGGTGTTAAACACGTAGGTGTATCTTTTTGGAGACTTACTAAACGCGGATTGCCTAAAAATAAACGGTATATGCTAGAAAACTATTTTCCTTCCTATATGAGTATTCACATACATCCTGGTATTCCAGATGGCACGTTTCTCACTGAGGTAGAAATGGAAGAGTTTGCTGTAGCCTACGAAGACTTTCTAGCCCATAATATGGACAGGATTGCCTCATTTACAGAAATAACGCATCCAATGATAGCCAAGCGGGCTCTTTACACGCAGCGAGAAGCTGCTTGGTCAGAAGAGGAAAAGTTTTGGGCCACTATTAGAGACGATAGTTCTTACTCTGAAATTGTGGATTTATGCCAACAATACACAAACGTAGCAATTCCTTATGACCTTATTGAGTCTGATGTGTCATTATCAGCAAAAACTAGGTCATTATCTAATCAATACGGAACTACGTTTCATGCGTTAGCCTGTGCCAAGCCAGATAATTTGCGACAAATTAAAGTAGCGTCAGCAACTACACAGTCTTGGTTATCCCCTATGATGCGTGGAGAGACCATTGTATGGGATGGTAATAAATTAGTTAGATATCCAAAAAAGATGAAAGAACAAGCCCGCCCAAGATATAAAGCAGTGTACGAGAAAGCAGGCTTGGACTTTGATAAAATTGTACAAGACGACCCAGTTGAGGTGGCTAAACTCGCCTTGTGGTCTTATGACCAATTTGAGGAGAGATTTAATATGGTAAATAATCCATTCATGTCCGAACAAGATGATGACGATGATGAGTTTACTTCTGAAATTAAAGACTTTATAACAGGTAAAACCCCAGAACTTGACATAAGCCAGTTATATTATAACAGTGCTGAAATGCATAGTGCAGGAAACGCGGAAACTACCCCCGTTGTACATGATAAGAGGGGGGGTAACATGCGGAAACTTGAACATAGGGATAGTAACGAAATGGTCACCTTACCTGTGTTTGCAACAGAGATTAAAACTATCGTAGAGCAAGATGAAAGTGGATATGATGTTATTAAAGATGTTCCACTTATGCGGTCAAATGCAACCAGTTTGCGTATGTGTGATACGTGTTTTGTGGCATCAAATTGCCCTGCGTTTAAACCTCAAAATAACTGTGCATTTAATCTTCCAGTAGAAGTAAAAACAAAAGACCAGTTAGTTGCACTGCTTAATGCTATTATTGAAATGCAGGCACAACGTGTAGCATTTGCAAGGTTTTCTGAAGAATTAAACGGCGGATATCCTGACCCTAACACAGGTCAAGAAATGGATAGACTGCTTAAGTTAGTTAAAAACGCTAAGGACTTGCAGGACACTTCATCATTTATTAAGATGACTGTTGAAGCCAAAAATGGAGGCGGAGTTCTTAGTCAAATTTTTGGAGAAAAGGCTCGCGATTTAACCCAATTACCAAATAATGGGTTGTCTGAAGATGACACTACAAATGTTATTCGAAGGTCTATCGAGGACTAACTCTTATAATATAAGAGACTCCCGTTCCACTATGGAACACCACTTTAGTAAATCACTCACAAATAAGGATAGGTATGCTGTCATTTAAATTGACGGAAGATTTCATTTCAACGTATGAAGGTAAGAAAGTCCCTTGGGGATATCAAGACGCTGGCGGTAACGCTGTGGGTGAAATTACGTTTCTTAGGACATATTCTCGTAAGAAACCTGATGGCACAAAAGAGACTTGGGTAGAGGTTTGCCGTCGTGTAATCGAGGGTATGTATTCTATTCAAAAAGACCATTGCAAGACTAACCGTTTGCCTTGGAATGAGAACAAAGCACAGGCTTCAGCAAAGGAAGCGTTCGAACGTTTGTTTGAACTTAAATGGACACCCCCAGGTCGTGGACTTTGGGTCATGGGTACACCTATCGTAACCGAGCAAAAGAACTCGGCTGCTCTCCAAAACTGCTCATTCGTGTCTACCGAGTCAATGACTAAGCACAACCCAGCCAAGCCATTTGCATTCCTAATGGAAGCCTCAATGCTAGGTGTAGGTGTGGGCTTTGACGACAAGGGTGCAGACAAAGAGTTCACCATTTACGCGCCAACACAAACTATCACCGAGTATGTAATCCCTGATACTCGTGAGGGCTGGGTTGAATCTACCTCGGCTTTGATTAACTCATACCTACGCCACGACCAGCCAACCCTTAGTTTTGACTATAGTGAGATTCGTGAAGCGGGAGAACCTATTAAAACGTTTGGTGGTACGGCAGCGGGCCCTGATCCATTGAAGGCTCTGCATCAGTACATTATCAGAATGTTTAAAGATAGAGAAGGTTCTCTATTAACTAGAGTAGATATTGCTGACATTGGTAACCTTATTGGCGTGTGTGTAGTTAGTGGTAACGTTCGCCGTTCTGCTGAGTTGCTAATGGGTCGTTTGGATGATGAAAACTTCCTCAATCTAAAGAATAGTGATGTATTCCCAGAAAGAAACTCCTATGACCCTAAAGCACCAGGCTGGGGATGGATGTCTAACAACTCTGTTGGCATCTCTGTTGGGGATGACTTGTCAAACATCATTGAGGGAATTGCTCTAAACGGTGAGCCAGGAGTTATTTGGATGGATGTCACTAGGCAGTATGGTCGCCTCATTGACCCACCAAACAACAAAGACTGGAGAGCATCTGGGTATAACCCATGTGCTGAACAAAGCCTTGAGTCATTTGAGTGCTGTACTTTGGTTGAAACTTACCTTAACCGCCATGAATCATTAGAGGATTACAAGCGAACTCTTAAGTTTGCCTACCTATACGCTAAGACTGTTACGCTTCTCCCAACTCACTGGGAAGAAACCAACGCTATTATGCAACGTAACCGCCGTATTGGTACGTCAATGTCTGGTATTGCTAACTTTGCTGATAAGAACGGCTTACCTGCCTTGCGTAACTGGATGGATAGTGGGTACGACACCGTTACTCGTTATGACGGTATCTATTCGGAATGGTTAGGTATTCGTGAGTCAATCAAGACTACAACAGTAAAGCCATCAGGAACAGTATCTATTCTTGCTGGAGAATCTCCTGGTGTGCATTGGACTCCAGGTGGTAAGCACTTCTTGCGTTCTATTCGTTTTGCTAATGATGACCCTATGCTTCCTCTCTTTACTTTTGCAGGATATCGGGTTGAACCTGCTAGTGAGTCTCCAAAGACTACTAGCGTAGTTTTCTTCCCAGTAGAATCAGATGCCTCTCGTAGTGAGAAAGATGTCTCTATTTATGAAAAAGTTGCTCTTGCTTCTATGGCTCAACGCCATTGGTCAGACAACTCGGTATCAGTTACGGTATCCTTTAATAAGGACACCGAAACTAAAGATGTTGGTACAGTCCTTCACCTTTTTGATGGGCAACTCAAAACCGTTTCTTTCTTACCTATGGGAAACGAGACTTACCCACAAATGCCGTATACGCAAATAACTGCTGATGAGTATCTAGACTACACAATGAAATTGCTACCTATTGACTTCACTGATGTCTATGCAGGAATGGCAGCCGATGCTATCGGTGAAAAGTATTGCAGTACGGACTTCTGTGAAATACCTAAACAATAATTAAATAGAAAGCCCCCTAGTTAATCAAAACTAGGGGGTTTTTCTTATGCCACTTTTTCCTACGGCCGCCAGCTATTTTTCAAAGATGCTAAAGATGCATAAGTTGTAATAATGATTAGATTACAAAAATTTAATTAAAACTAATAGGATTTTTTTATACAAAACCTTCTCCCCAGCTGGGCCTAGGGGTCTGAAGGAGGAGAGGGTATACTTTGGACAAGAAAAAACCACCCGTTCCCGATTAGGAGAGGGGCGGTAGTTTCTGGTCTATTTTATTATGCACTACTCAAAACTATGAATTAAATCTCTCTGTTCGGGAGGGATGCTAACTCCGTTATGCTTTCGTAATGTTCTACTGCTCTTGTTAATAGCAACAGGGTTATTACAGGCAGGGCAAAGTGTAGTCATTTTGTTAGAGTCTGGATATGTCCAAAATGGATGGTCACTCTCATCCACAGTCCCTACAAAATAGCATGGGTTAGTAATGTGTTTATTAGCCATTATCGCTTCTTACCCTTGCTAACATAACCTGTTTTTTTCTTATTCATAGAGCCAGGTGTGTTATACCCACCTCGGTTAGGTACATTACGCTTACGCACTTCTAGTGCTTCTAATACTTTTTCGTGGTGCTTACCCATTTTAGTTTCTCCT